TGCTCTTCCGATCTTAGGTTGTGTTTCAAAATGCCATTCAATTGCAGATTGAATATCACTAGCATAATCTCTAATAGCTTTATTAAGCTCCGGGCCTTTAGTAGGAGTGGTAACTTGCGAGTTAACCTTGTTGGCGCATCCTGACAAAAGCAATAGAGCACATAGTGCACCTGCTCCCAAGCAAGAAACAAATAACTTCATTTTTCCCACCACCATCAGTCAGAATTAGCATTAATTTTTTATAATACAACTTTGTTAGCTCTATAAATGCCAACAGCAACTCATTCTTGAAAAAGACACATATAAACCCGCACTAGGCGGGTTTATATGTAATTCTGGTAACATACCAAATTAACGTTAAATATCGCTCAATTTATTCATTTTTGCAAGCATCACGTCATTAAAGTTAGGCTTGTTAGCTGATCTTGTCTCGATCGTGTCATGTAGAGAAGTATTATCAAGGCTATGGCAAACCATCAATATGCCTCGCCAGTGGATAGCATAATTAGTTGACCAATTATTCAACTCAATGCCCATTAGCTTAGCCAACTCAGTCGCGGAATAATTCTTGCCTAGAACTCCACCACAGCTATGTGCATGTTGCTGTACTGCCAGCCATACAAGCCTCGCTATACGTGCCGTCACTTTTTTAGTGATCCGTTTACCTGCTAAGGTTTTTTTATACTCCTCCCAAACATGGGTGGTGATCTGAACTTGATAATCGTATTCAAGATTATGCGCATAACAGTAATAAACCCATGCACGCTGGTGGCCTTCCAACTCAAATACAGCTCGGCGCCAAGAGCTGAGGCAGAATGTTATTTCCTCGATCGGTGGCTTTGGCCTCTTGCCACCGCGTGTCTCTGAACATGCTACAGGGTCAGATTGCCGATACTGACCACCAACCTCGACCGCTGGCCTACGCTTGTATCGTGTTGTATTGATTAACGCAGCCCCCTGAAACGCATCAAGCTGCCCTTTTGTTCTGCTTCCATAATCCGCCAGCGCCAGATTTAAGCGCTCACGAACATATTCTAAGTTACAAGTTCTCATTACTCAGCGCTCCCCACACGTTACGCTTTGAAAATTGCGCCAACACCCAGCGCGTAATTTAAAAATTCAATCAATAGGAATCGCTGATCCCCGTGTTCCTGCTCCCACGCCGCAACGTCCTTGTGCAACTTGTCATGGCACCGTCTGCATAACGGCAACACAAACAAGTCGTGGGCTTTAGTTCCCATCCCGCCCAAGCCGTGATTAATCACATGATGCGGATCGTCAGCTGGTTTACTGCAACCGCAGCACTTTTGCGTTTTTACCCACCGCGTGTATTTCTCACACTCCCACCGCTGTAACTTAGGTTTCAACATAAAGCTCGCTGGTGGCGCTTCATCACCCGAAAGCTTGATAACGGGTTTTACCTGCTCCACAAGCTCGGCAACAATAGAGAATGGATCTGGCTCCCACGGGTTAATATCCGCCTCTTTCGTTGTGCCTCCGATGGTGGAGAGTTCCATCCCAGTAATAGCGTACGCAGGAAGAAGGTCTGCTACACCGTTTAGCGTCGCCCACCAGCACACCTCAGCAAATGAAATCTCTCGCCCTTCACTCAGATCCAGTTTGATACGAATGGCTTCAAGTAAGCACTCAATCCTGTTCTGCATAGCAATCGACATCATGGCTTCTGTGAAGTGCGTGCGTGTACGATTGTCACAACTCCAGCACAACCGAACCGCGCCGCCCTCATAGGGTGTTGTGACTAGCTCTTTATGGTGCCAATCCGCATGCCACTGGCATTCATCCTTCCTATCCAGCCATGTGAGCAAACTATCCAGTCCACCAACTGCTCGATAAACGCGATCATTAGCCCAAAAAGCAGATAGGCGCGGATCTGCGGCTAATATCTGATTTTCGGCAGGGACTTCGCCCGCTGGCAACTTATCAAACTCTTTAGGCACATCAGTGATCATGATGCGCTGGTCTTTGCGGAACTTGTGCGTCAACTGGCCCGGCTTAAGCAAAACTATGCCAGCGTCAGTTTGCGGGAATGCTGTGAGGATCATGCGCATGGTCATAGCAAACCAGCCTTAACATTGCCTATTTTTGCTGTTACTGATTGTTTTTCCTTCAAGGGCGCAATCTCGCCCTTGCCTAATTCCAGAGTAACTTCTTTGTATGAATGAGCTATGCGAGCCGCTGCCGTAGTTAAGTGATCAGGGTCTAGCTCTACACCAACAAAACCAAAGCCCTCAAGGATCGCCGCTTTACCAGTGCTACCGCTTCCCATAAAGGGATCGAGTATCTTCCCGCCTGCTGGTGTCACCAATCGGCACAAATACCGCATGAGTGCTACAGGCTTAACCGTTGAATGATTATTTCGAGCACCACTAGTACGGCCAGCTCCTGCACGCGGATCGTTCAAACCAGCGCTACCCTCTTTACGCCCACCAGTCATTTCTGATGCTGATACGGGAATAAATCGTTCCATACCCTCATCCCGCTCTGATTTGCTGACTTTTGCGCAATAGAAGAAACGTGCTGCAGATGTATCAACTTCAACGCGTGGCTCAGGGTTGGATGTCACATTTTTAAGTGGGCTAAATACCTTATTGCCACTATCCAAACCATCGTTCTTAGCTCTCCCTTGCTGACCTTTCGCGTCTGGAAAGGTAGACACAACATCAGCACTACCATCATGAATGAGATTTGCAGGCCAACGGCCTACCTCATCAGATTGCCAATCATTTGCATCAGGATGTTTTCCATCACGCATATGGGAAAGGAGTCCACCAACACCGCCAGATAAGTTCTCATCGGTGGGAACTCGGCAAAGGTCAATATTCAGCGCACCAGTACCAAAAGATTCCACTGTAGCCTGCACGGTGCCAGATAATGATTTACGGGCCATTACAATCGGCTCATGCGCTGGCTTCAAAGCAGTTCCCTTGCCTTCGTTCTCCCCTGTTAGATTTTTTGATTTAGGGAACCCACTACCATATACCCACATAATCTGGTCGCGGATCTCAAAGCCAGCATCTTCAATATTCACCACTAACCGGTGATATGTACGCGCTCCACCAAACGCAAGCAGGTGCCCCCCCGGTTTGAGTACACGCAGGCATTCGATCCACTGCTCTACCGTTGGTACTTGATAGTCCCACTTGTGGCCCATGAAACTTAAACCATACGGAGGATCGGTAACTATCGAATCAACAGAATTATCGGGTAAAGATTTCAAAGCATCTTCACAGCGACCAACCAGAAGTTGATATGTCACGACAGCACCTCCATGACCACGGTTTCCAGCTTGCCGATCTTCTGTTCCATGTCTGCCACTGCATCGAGCAAGGAATCCATCGATTTCTGAACGCTGTGTTTGGCCTGCATCACATCACGTAAAGCGGGTACCAGTGCCTTTTTGATTGCGTCACGGGTTGCGCCGTTCTTTTCTAGCTGCTCTGCACGCTTAAGCATTTCCGAGGCCTGCTGGCGTAATAGTTCTGGCGTTGGTGCTACCACTGATTTGCTCACAGAATCCCCCTCTGCTGATCAGCCTTAACCATCAGCTTGATAAACTTGTAATTACGTTCGAAATTGAAAACACGCAGTACTTCAATCCATCGGCGCTTTTCGGCAACCTTGCGCAGGTATTGATCGTTACCCCAATGCGAGCGCCATTTGCGGATGTGCCACCAGCGGCGAACCTGCTGAATAGTTGCGATCAGCGATAAAACATCAACGCCATATATTTCTTTCACTAAATGGCCTCCACGCAAGCTTCGAAATCCATACGCGGATCGACAGTGCCATACGGCGCACGGCAGTAGATTGCACAGGCATTTCGGCATTTAACTGCACGCTCCATATCTTCTTCGGTACCGCAATTCTCAATGACTCGGGACCATTCATATTCAGCGCGGCGCCACTGTTTTGCCGCTTCACAACGTTTGGCTCTTTCCTGATGGAGTTGAACGAGTGCCGGACGGTGGCGGCGAATTACTGGCATGGTTTGTTTTTTCACACTGCACCTCCGGTACGCTCTAAGAGCCACTTAGGTAAATCGCTTCTGTCCACCGGTGCTGCTTGTTCTCGAGGCTGTTCGCTTGAATAACCGTTCCTAAAGCCAGCAGGGACCGATGAGTAATCCTGATTTGAGAAATCCATATCAACGTAGCCTTTCGGCTTGGCTTGGTTGCCTTTTGACCATTGAGTGCGAGGCGGACGGCCAGCCTTAGACCAATTCGTTGCGGAGCTCAGGTAGGTTGGGAATTTACCCGGACGGAATAGCGTGGTCGGGTTCAGGTTCGGTGCCATATCCAGATTGCTTCCCCAGCGCTCAACGCTGAAATCGACAACCAAAATCAGCTCGTCAGTGGTGAAACCATCACGCAGACGGCCACGGATATTCTCAAGTGAGGATTTGCAATTCTGGTAGCGGGATGCAGTCACTTGGTTCAGATGTTTGAGCACTTGAATCGCTTTATCAGTAATTTCTACCTCTGGGTCGGTCGGCGCAGCCGAACTGCCCAAAGTGTTTTTATCTGATGTGATCTCTTGAGTACTCTTTGTAGTGATCTCTGTAAGAACATTAGGACAATTTGTCCCAATGGAATCACCCGATTTTGTCCCATTGCATGAGGTCACTTTGTCCTTTTGCATTTGGACATTTTGTCCTAATGGAGTTGGACATTTTGTCCCAATGGAATTGTTGATAATTTCGGCATCATCTAGCGCCGCATGATCGTAGTTAATAGCGTAGTATTTCGTTTGATCACGCTTATCTTTCGATAGTTTTTCGCCAGTGATAAGCCCTTGTTTTTCTAGAGAAGTAAACGTGCGGCTTACTGTTTTCTCATTCCAGAATTTAAACTGCTTGTGCCACTCTCTGATTGAGTTATATACCCAGCGACGGCCTTCATGCTCGATACCTGAGTTTGTCTCAGTCAGCCAGTATTGGACCTGTTGAAGTACGATGGCCTCGTTTAGTCCGATGCGTTCTGCTAGGTCTGAAAGCACGATGAGAGGGCGAGATGGTAAAAGTAGGCTCATATCAGTCCACCATCAACTCAGAGGCGTAACGATCAGCAAGCCATTGCAGGCCCAGCGGCGTTACGCGGGTTTGAGTAAAAGCATGACCAAACTCAGATGTGCCGGTTTTCACGCAGAATAAGCCGTTACGCTGGTGGATTGAGGATGGCAATAAGTTGCGAGACTGACGAAACAGAACCTTGTCACGCAATAGCGCCTCTATCATCGACTTTTCAGCCATGCGTAGAATCTTGGCGCTTTCACGCAGACTCTTAGCACCAGCGGCATCAACGAAATGATCGACAAACGCCACCTTCGGCGCATCCTGCTGAACCTTGTACTCGAGCGCGGCTTTCTGTTCTGCCATATCAGCAGCAAGGCGCAACGCTTCTGGTAATGATTGAGGAAGCGCTGGAGTGCTATTTTCCAGCTCTTGCCAACGGTCGACGACAGCCGCAGTGAACAACGGTGACAAACGGGCAACCAATATCAACGAGTCTCGCTTGTTAAACCGATACTCCTGATACGTATTCCCGTTATGCTCAAAATCGAACTGCGCCAACGGCGCGGTTAAAATACCCGCACCCACTAGGCGTTCGGCTGAACGCTTAACATCACCGTGTTTGCTTTTAACTAACTCTGCGATTTCACGGCTGCTCATGGTTATTTCGGAATATGTAGAAAGGTTAGCCATATTCATGCCATACCTCGACCGGCTTGTTGTTCACCCACAGCCCACTCAACAAAGCTGTGGTTGATGTCAGTCCACTCACCTTGTAATTTAGCGGCATACGGAAACGCAATCAGCTTACGCCCACCGGGTACCGGTTTGCAGCGGAATTGCGGAGTTCGTTTGTTTGTTGTTAAAATGCTCACGCGGTTATTTCTCCACACACTGATTTAGTCGCACCCGACGCCAAGAGCTGCATACTCTTGGCGTCACCCTCTCCCCACAGCATTTCTGAAATCACCCAAATCTCGGCTATCAAAGACTGTGCTCGATAACCTTTGGCGCGTAGGCGTTTGCTTTCTTCTCGGTCAAGCACGCCATCATGGGTGAACTCGTTATGTGCTCGGCTAAAATCACCCAGAGCCGCCAGCAGGTCGTTAAATTTGTGCAGCAGCTCTTCATTCCCGACCTGATCCACATCAGGCAGTTTCACGAACACACCACCAGCACGCTTACACATAGCTTCGGTAATATCCGTGCGACCGGAAAAGGCCTCCAACTGAATAGCCATGCCGAACGGCACCATTTGCCCACCGATCTGACGAACGCGGTTACTCAGCGCGTTATGGGTACCGTCGTGCGAAAGCTGTTGCGCCATCGCTTCATACCCACCCGGTGTTGAAGTGATCAGCTTGTGCATTGCTGCTGTCATATCTGCCGGGGCTGGAAAATTCTTGTTGTCCACAGTGTTGGTCTCTCTTTTGTGGTTTTATTTATTGCTCACTGATTTATGATTTCCTGAATAAAGCGCAGGGTCATACTTCAACTCGCCATTGGTAATTCGCTCAACTTTAAGAGCTTGTTTCTCTGGTATTACTTCCCCCCAGCGACACACCGCTGGATGGCTAATACCGAGTACCAAGGCTGTTTTTCCTACACCTCCAAAATATTCAGTTACTCGTTTCTTTTTCATGCTGGCTCCAATTAGTAATCACATCACAAAAGGTAACAAAAGGTACATCATGAAGCAAACACTTTTCACATCCATTTCGGGTAACATTGGTTACATGAAAAGTGAAATGAATGAGCGGATTCGTTCGCGGCGGCTGCAGTTAGAATTGACTCAATCTGATCTGGCTAAAATGCTCAGAGTAAGTCGTGTGTCCGTAACGAAGTGGGAAACGGGGGTTACAAAGCCTGATGGCGAGAACCTGCATCAGCTTGCTGCGACTCTTCAAACAACCCCAGAATGGATCTTATATGGAACTGGAGATTCACCAAAAGATGACACTGTTGTCATTCCAAACTTATTGGCACCTACAGCGATTCCAGTCATATCGTCTGTACAAGCAGGGGCTTGGACTGAAACACATGCATCCGCGCGCTTATCTGATGTTATCGGTTGGTGCCATACAACGGTGAACGTATCAGATGAAGCTTTCGCACTAATCGTTCGTGGTGAGTCAATGACCAACCCGAACGGGGCACCAACAATACCTGAAGGGTCAAAAGTTATCGTGGAGCCGCATTATGGTTGCATCGAAGATCTTTACGGGAAAATTATCGTGGCCATACTTGATGGCACATCAGAAGCAACAGTGAAGAAACTTGTTTGGGATGGCCCTAACCGCTACTTAATGCCACTTAACCCATCATTCAAGCCTATCGAAATAAATGGAAACTGCAGGATTATAGGTAAAGTGGTTCAAGTTACCCAAGATCTCTGACTAACATCCTATTTCAAAAGCCGACAGCCAATGTCGGTTTTTTTTTACCCGCAACTCCCCTTCCAAATCCTTTATGTAACTTTGAGTACATTTTCTGTTGACACCAAAGAGTAACATTAGGTACATTTATTTCATGGTTTGTGTAACTCATCTTACCAAACACATATTGCAGCTTTGGCGGTTGCAGGATTTCAACCAGAGGATTGATGGCTGTTATTTGGCCTGTAACCGCCCTTTTTAAGCAGTACACAGACTTCACATTCTGACGGCGGGAAAGAAGGGGAAGTTCATGAGCAAGAAGCAAATCACAGATCTACTGATAAGCGACTATGGCATTACTTGGGAAGCTGCATATCACTACGCAAGTACAGCTGAATGGGATTGGGTTCTGGCTGGGATTTATATCCGAGAGGACGTCAAAAATGGAAATCTTTATTACTGATATTTTTAAGACGGCTCGGAAAGGCGAGCACACAACTAAAAGAGCGCTGGCATGAAAAATATATCTCGCAGCCATTAAAACGAAAGCCGGGACGGATGGCAGAAACGCGGTAGTGCTCTTTTAGTTGTGGTGTAGCTCAGTTGGTAGAGCGTCGCAAGCGTTTATAGCGTAGCGGGTACGCGCTGGTTCAAGTCCAGCTACCACAGCTCATTTGTGTGGAGAATTATTAGAGATCCTATCTGTTTGTGTGAATTTTCATTAATTCGCACCAGGGAAACTCATATCTAAAAAACGTGTGGAGAAATAACCGTATGAAACTGGCTCAGATTAAAAACGCCATCGTATTCAAAGCAACACTACCAAATGCTGACCTACTGGAAGGCCACATGAAGGAGTGCATGTTCTCTGATATATCGGAAACAGAATTCGCTCGTTCAGGCTTCGCTGTAAATACCATCACTGGCGAACTCGTTACCCCGATTACTGGCGGGTACGCAATCACCGTTCGTCGTGACGAGAAAATCATTCCATCCTCAGTAGTAAACAAAGAAGTCGAGACTCGCGTTGCAGCGATCGAGTTGAACTCTGAATGCAAGTTAAAACGAAAAGACAAGGCCGTTATCAAGAACAACGTGATTGTGGAGTTATGCAAAACTGCGTTTGTTAAAACGACCTATCTCTTTGCTTATTACGATGAAGCCAACAAGCTCTTAATTGTTGCCACCGGTAGTAAGCCACTATCTGACATCGTTGTTAGTCTACTGGTTAAAGCATGCGGTTCAGTTAAGACCGAGACCATCAATGTTAGTGACGTTAAACATGGCCTCACAACCCGACTCAGAACCTATCTAACATCTGGCCTTGAGCCATTCGAAGGATTTCGCTTCTCTGATTTTATCCAGCTTGGTCGCTTGGGTGATCAGAAAGAAATCATTAAATATTCCGGATCTGAAATCGACGATATGCAGCAAGAAATTATCGATAAGTTAGATGCCGGTTTTATTGTTGAGAAAGTTCGCCTCGATATGGATGGCATTAGCTTCCAGTTAACTGAAAAGTTTCATTTTAAAGCGATCAACCTTCTCTCAGATATTAACTACCAAAATGAAGATGATCTTCCGTACCGCTGGCGCCAAGAGGCTGGCGTCAAACTTTTCTTTATGCGGACAGTGGTTTTAGGTCTGGTTTCAGTTCTTGAATACAAGGCAGAAAAATAACTCTGATATTTGCGCTGGTTATTCCGGCGCTTTAAGAGGTGATCCTCATGAGTTGGGAAAAATTCATTCAGGACAACATAAAGAAATCACTACTGCAGGAGGGGTTCTCCGAATCTCTCGCTGTGGGGGGGGCAAACCAAGGCGTAGACTGTACCGCCGCATGTCCCAAGCATCGCGTAAAGGCCAGATGTTCGATGACTGTTTAAAGCATGCAAGAGTTTGGGCTAATCGTTATGGGTTGGCTGAGGACAAACCTGCATCAGTAAAGAAAACGAAAAAGCCGAACCAAACAAAAACGTTATTTTAGTGTGTGGAGAAATGACCATGAGATTAAATGAATTACCCCCAAAGACGTTAATTAAGCAAGCGCATGCAGGCGTGAAGCTTATTACTGAACAGTATCCAGATGCGGCAGCAATATTACGAGAAACTGTCACGCGCTTTGATGTGTTGTGTGAAGTCCACCAGCAAACTCAAAAGCAGCGTGATGAACTGGCTGATGATGCCGAATATTTAAAAATGCGCTTCAAAGAAGCGGACCTGTTATTTGGCAAATTAATGCTGGCTATGCGAGCAGCAGTAATTGAAGCCGAACACGGAGAAGGGCCAGTCGCTGGGATGAGTTGGATATTTAACACATTACACGGCCCTAATGAATTCGCTCCAGAGGCAGAAATAAATGCGCAGGAATACTTCGATCGGGAATCGAAAATCATCGATGTTGAGTTTTCAAAATGCATGGATTTCTTTACTAGTCGCCGCAGCAAATCATGCAACGGAGGCAGTGATGCACAGTAACAGCAAAGAGCGAGGAATGATTTTTAATGGTCCGATGGTTAAAGCGATTCTATCAGGACAGAAAACGCAGACGCGGCGGATTGTTAAATGCGGCTTTCAAGAAATTGCTGGGCGCGATGATGGATCGCTGTGGCCGTGGCGAGAAGATTGCGAACACGCAGAAGATTATTGGTATCCATGCCCTTTCGGTGATGTTGGCGACCGTATCTGGGTTCGTGAAACATGGGCAGCACTCGGTAATGAAGACGGTTGCTCTATCGATTGGAATGAGAATTTAGTTAAAGAAGGCGGCGCGGCTGGCGCTCGAATCTATCGAGCCTGTTGTGAGCAAAAAGAAGGAGACTACGGTTTGTGGTCAATCCCCGACGATGCCGAATGGAAGCCACACACTGACAACATGAAGTATGAAGGTACATGGGTTCCATCAATTCACATGCCGCGCTGGGCGTCACGCATTCTTCTTGAAATCACTAATGTACGCGTAGAGCGATTAAACGATATCAGTGAAGAGGATGCGAAAGCCGAAGGTGTTTCACCGTCTGCCCACACAATCACGCCGCCTGAGGCCGTATATCGAGTGGGATTCGGTGAGCTATGGCGATCAATCTACGGCGACGAAAACTGGGAAAAAAATCCGTGGGTTTGGTGCATTTCTTTTAAGCGTGTGCAGGAGCAGAGCAATGACTAAGTTAACAACTGAGCGTTTAGAGAAAAAAATCAAAAGCTGCATCGAAATTGAAAATTGCGAAGTCATGATGCCGCTTAGCGCAGCGCAAGAGTTATTGGCTTTCCGTAATGCAGCTAAGAATCCGATTGCTTGGGTCGTTGGTGATGAAGAGATTGCCGACTTTAAAAACGGTCGTGAAGTTTGCGTGATGCGGGATTGTGATGATGAGCAGTTAGATTATTTGCCGCTCTATGCAGCACCGGTATTACCTAAACAGCCAAGATGGCCAGCTGCTGAAGTCGAGCGTGACGCGTTACGTTATCGTTTTCTGCGAGATAAAGACTTTTTTGGCGATGAAGACGAGCCGGGGTTAGTGGGCTGGGAAGGATTAGTAGAGTTGGGCTACAACGAATTTGACGCGGCAGTAGATGCGCGAATTTCCCATCCTGATATTGATTACGTCAAATTAGATACAGCACTACGCAAGCATATTCCAGCACAACCTGTAAGCGAGCCTAACTGGGTTAGCGTTGCCGATCGCCTGCCATCTGAATTTGGCCGCTATCTGTGTTACGTCGAAGAACAAAACGATTTAGGTAAATCGCATTATCAGTGGAATTGCTCTTGGAATGGTGATGTGTTTAGTGACTCGTCGCTGACAGGACGCGTAACCCACTGGATGCCATTACCAGCAGCCCCAGCTCAGGAGAGCGAATAATGGCTAAGGCAACTTATCTAAAAGACCTGCTAAAAGCATATAGAGCAGAACAAAGCGCTCGATGGGTTAGAACTAACTCCCCATACAAAAATATGAGCAAAGCCCGATGGCTTGAAGTTATGAATGCTTATAACCGGAAGGTACTCAAAAAACAGCGTCGCTCAGTTGGAAAATCAAATAAATATGGCGTTCGACTAACATCATCATCAATGGCTTTGGCACTCCGTGAAATGAATATGTTGGCGGCGGTGCGGCGTTCTGTCCGCGCTAGCAGGGAGCAGAAATAGATGGCTAAAGTTTATATCGCTGGACCTATGACTGGATTACCGGAATTTAATCGCCCCGCTTTCTTTTCCGCAGCAGCTGATTTAGTAACTAATGGCGACACTCCGCTAAATCCAGCTGTGCTTCCTGATGGCCTATCCCAAGCTGATTACATGGCCATATGCATAGCGATGCTACAGCGTGCAGATTCAATATTGCTGCTCAAAGGATGGAGTGAGAGCGCTGGGGCGTGTGCCGAGTTGGCCTTAGCAGAAAAGCTAGAACTGCAAATACTGGAGCGTAAATGACTCATCCAGTTAACCAAGATTAATA